CATTGTAGTGCCATCGAAAAGAAAGTAGATAAATGGTACTGGGACCCAGTGAAGGGTATGTTTAGAATAACCTTTGGTCAGATAAAGTAATGACCTATATTGGACTATTCGAAGAAGTTGATCTAAATCAAAAGGTAAAAGAATTGAAGAAACTTATCAAAGAAAAAAACGATTACATAAAAATACAAGACAAAGAAATAGATACACTGAAGGGACAGATCGATCTTAGAGATTTAGAGATTGAGATGCTAAAAAAAAAACAATGAAAATAAATAATTATCTTGCCGGAGTATATATAAATATAAACCTTAGATTTATGTCCGGGGTATATAAGTATATAATAATAACAAAAGGGATAATTATGAAAACAATTAAGCTAACAAAAAAACAATTAAAAATATTAAGGCATAGTCTTGAAGAGTATAATCAATTTTTATGTAATATTGATGAAGAACAATACATAGAAAATCAAAAAATCCTTGGTAGAAATTTAAGAGATAATCTACAAAGACTAGAAAAAAAACTATATGGCTAGATGGACTTATGCTTTCAGTAATGGAGTGTATAACGATTGGCATAGACAATACGAAGGTATAGCTATGATAGATGTGGATAGTATTGAATGCTGTCCCGATTGCTACGAACCTCTTGCTATCCTTGAGACTTGCTACGATAAGGGTCAGAAATACAAAGCTACAACGCTAGTAAAGACCCTCTCAGACCGCCTTAGAGTACCCGCATTTTTAGTTTTCTATAAGAAGGTAGGTCAGGGTAGCCTAGCTTTCAGGATCAAGCGTCTGCACGTTCCTGGAGCTGATTTTGAATTTATGAATGAGGATGAATGGGTGCGTGAGCTATACCAATTACAAGAGGATCATAAGGACTGTTGTAAATATGCAACACCCCACATATAGTTTATGGAACGCAAGTACACACCACATATACGCTTACCCTTTTCCATCTTTGCCAATCCTAAATATAAACAAATTCCTGACACATTTAAGCCACATTGTTTAGTGCTGTTGGTATGTTTATTAAAGTTTGTTAATGCTAAGAATGGTAGATGTTTTCCTAGACGTGAGACTATATCTAGTATGTCAGGCTTATCCCATAGCACATTATATAGAGCCACAATACATTTAAAAAAGGTCAAGATTATACAGATCAAGAGATTACCTTCAACACTTTTATACACAATAGACCCTGATTTTATTTATGGTGATCGGTCTAATAGAAAAGTGAGTAGTCAGGGAGACGTATCTGATATGTCTGATAGCCTCCCTCCCTGCTAATACTTTAAAACAAGCCATTATAGAGAAAGATAATATATGGTATGCGAAGTTGGCTTTAAAAGAAAAGTTAAGGTCGGAAGAACAGCTCGTGGATGTACCTAAGACTATTGTTGATAATGTAAGAAAGAAAACTAATTACTTCTATAAAAAGAAGGTATACGAAAACAAGGATAAGAATGCCAGGGAGACCAAGACAAAAAGTTTTCTGTCAAGGAATAACAAAGACTCATAAACGACCTTGTCAGATGAAGGGTTATCCCCTTGCTAATGGAACATATAAGTGTAAGTATCATGGGTTCAATAATATATTAGGTTTTAGGAAACCAAATTACAATGACGAAACAAGGATCAGACAGCTCAAAGGACTATACCAATTCAGAAACAAAACCCATGAAGAAGTCAGTCAATACTACTACGACAAAGTCAAACCAAGAATTACAAATCAAGAACGATCTAGGTATTATCGAAAGCAATCTTATCGAAGGCTTAACCTTAACAGAAATATTAAAGGACAAGAAGTTAAACCCATCACGTATCAGCTTGATGAAGTTTTACGCTATCTTAAAAAAAAATCCCGACCTAGAAACTAGGGTATCAGAAGCTAGGAAAATAGGTATTCAAACTTTAATTGATAAGCTACTTCAAGTCTTTAATCATCAAGAAGTAGAGAACCCAAATCAAATTTTATGGATAAGAGAAAAGACTAGGTTTATTCAATATCTTGCTGGTAAGCTCACAGATTTATACTCGGATAACAAACCTATCAAACAAAACATTGACTCTCGAATGACAATTACGTGGGAAGATAGTCCTGATCTTATTGATGTAGGAGCAACTGATGTTACCCCTACACCACCAAAGGAATAGTTAATATTCTTGATCTATTTTAAAAGATACTTCGCAAATTGTATTATATCCATTATGTTTTTCTGAATTAAATTTTAAGATTTCATACAATACTCCAAGATCATAACAATGTTTATCTTCATAAACAGTTTTAGTTGTGATCTTAGGTTTCTTATACTTGATCGTCTTTTCTTTTTTATCATCGTAGTAATCGTTATCTGTCGTAACAGCTACTATCTTTATGTCTTTATAAGCCAACATGGTTCACCCTTTCGTTGTTTTTTTACTTCAGTTCTTTAGCCAAAGATTTAACTTTGTAACAGGATTACTGTATCGCCTTTTGTTTTTATAATGAGTATAAATAACACCTTGTACACTCAATATATTTAGTATTGTTAGCTTAGCTAACTCCTCTAAATTCTTAGTCCCAACCTTTTGAACGTCTGTATTTTTTCCAATAGTCATTTTTCTTTTTATCTTTCCATAGTTGCCAACCCATGACAACAACAAAAGTAATTATAATTAATATTAATTGTTTCTCGCTACTCATTGGTCCCCCTTTTTATTTATCAATTTTAATTTACGTTTTAATTGTTTTAGAATTTTTAATTGTTCTAAACAATCAACATAATCTTTAGTAAAATAAAAAATATATGGACGCATTATTTATCCCCTCTCTTTTTTTGATCTCGTTCTTTTAGGAAGTCTACAACATTAGCTGCCAAGTGAGATCCATTTGTTTTACTGATATACTTAAACGTATTTACATTGTCTATTTTATCCTGTGCTTGTTGTATGGTGTCATTGATATTAAAGTTAAAGCCGTATTTATCTTTTAATATCTTTAAGACTGATACAAAGTATTTAGCTTTCATCTTTACCCCCTAAAATTATATAGGACCAAAATATATACAAAGTAATTATTGGTATTATTTCAAGTATAAACATTGTTTCCCCCTTGTTAAGTTTATATTAACCATTTTGGTTTATTATGCAACATCTTTTTTCTCATTGTCATTCAACCATTCATAAGTTACACCAATAAGTCTTTCATATATTGCTGTTCTTATAATGTCGTGAACACTAGGATTTTGAGGTAACAGTCCATAATCATCTACTTCCGCTAAAGTGTGATCACTTCCTAATACATCTATTAAGTCTCCATTATATATTGGAACATAACCATCAGCATATTCTCGAATTAAATCATCAGGATATTCATGTTCCAATATTTCTTTTTTGTTGTCGTTTAGCTCTTCAATTAGATTTTTTTCTAATTGGTGCATTGTTGTTTTGTCTATCATTGTTTCCCCTTTGTTAGTTGTTTATTGTTTACTTATAATAACATTATCAATTTGATTATTTAAATTAATTGAATAATGAGAATTAGAAGTAATATTTAATTTTTCTAAAAAGTTATTAGAAAAATTACTTTCATTACCTTTCACATTATCGTCAATAAATAACTCAGTTGTATGAGTGTTGTTATAAGTATCTAGTTTTTTCAAGATTTGAGCTTCAGTTAAAAGTAAATCTTGATCTTCGATATATACATTATGTTTTTTTGTCATAACCATATTGGTATAATATTATAAATATAAGTCAAGCAAATAATAAGTTCATAATGGGTCAAAGATATTAGTGTGATATAAATGCAACTGTGGTATTTATGCAATATGAAGTTTATTTATAATATTGAAGATGAGCAAGGGACCAAGGAAACATTACAAGCCATGAGCTATAAAAAGCTATTAAAACAATTAAACAACAAATACAAAGAAGGTGAAGTCATAAGAGTTAGTTACAAGAATAAGAAAGATCATGACTTACTTAAATATATTAAGATTGAGAAGGTTGAATAGTTGCAACTGTTATCATCAGCGTCACGCCAAATTCTTACGTGATATGAGCAACGGACACAATTAGAACACAATCCATAACAGAAACGGTGTTCCGATATATTATTGCTATCGGTAACTTTAATTATCGTTAGTAATATTGCCGTAGTGTTGCCATAATTTACAAATGCTATACCCCCTATACCCCATAACACGACCGCATTTTATTATATATATATACATGGGACTCGAGGACACCCTTACAGGGACAGCCACTTATTCACCTTGGCAGACCACTCTTTCATTATTAAAATAATTACTATATGTAGTAGTATATGTGGAACTTCATACAAGATGATTT